TTGAAAATCTCATAAGCATCCCTTAACTCACTCCTGCCCCCTAACTGCCCCTCCGTTTTTATACCGAAAAGCATTGGTGAAGTAACCTGATGACTTGCGAAAATTTCCTGCTGTATCAGCAAATTGATATTCGTAAAGTCCTCTTTTGTTAGTTGACTTGTACCTAAATCGGTAACTGTTACCGCATTTGCCGGATTCTTATTAAAAGCAACAATGAATTTATCGCCCTCGCTGCCAGTAAACTTTTTCTTTAACCCTTTTTCAATGGCCTGTTTTTGTTCTGCTGATGGCTCACCCTCATTGAAATTTATCAACTTGCTGGCCACAAAACCATCCTTTGCCATTCCCAAAATATGCCTGCTCATAATCCTATCGGCATCAATGTAATTCAATGCCTGGATGTATGAAGGCAATGGGTAAACATCATTCTGATCCCCTACACCCTTAACAAAAAGTATCTGTGTGCCTTTCCTGTCGTTTACGTCAAAAGCCGTGTAGGGCCTTTCTTTTATCCTGTCCTTTGCTGTGATTTGCTTTAACACATCCCACTCGTCTTTAACCCAAAACATTGAATTATCAGCGTTCGTTCTAACCTTGTGAAACTTCAGATAATATACAGCGGCCAACGTTCCTGCCTTACTCCACACAACTTGCAAGTAATAGCCTCCGAATTTCTCATAATCCAATACGCAATTTCTCAATACATCGTTCCAAGTTTCGCCGCCGTTTGCCGGAGGTAAGTCACCTGAAAAACCATTTCCAAAAATGTACGTTGCCTTACTTTTGATAATAGCCCCGTGCTTCGGACTTTCAAGATACAATTCATTCAAAAATGAAGGGTACGTATTATCATCCCCAAACAGCACCATGCCGCTACCCTTCCTTTCAGAAAATTTCGGCTGCTTCGCTTGCGCGAATTGTACTTGCATTATTTTATAATCAACCATGTGTTATGAATGTATTATCCTGTGAACTGTATTCATCCGGTGTAAAGGCCGCCCCTGATAAAACCATAAACCCCTGTTCAACCTTATTTAAACCTGATGGATCTGTATTTGATGAACTTGCCTGCTCGTATATCTCATAAGTCCAATACCCTGAATCTTCGTTATTAAAAAGTGAACCATTGATCACAACCTTATTGTATCGGTAAGAAAAAAGACTTGTATCCGTTCCAACATACGCCACAGCTTCAAGCGTTGTTCTGTTCGTAAAGATAAATAAAAAATACGGGTTCGACAATACACATTGCTCTGTACCGGTAAAGTATAAAGTACTATTCGAACCTTTTGTAATGTGTAGCATAATAAAAAAGGGATGAGGTTTTGCCCCACCCCTTTTGGGTTTTTTAAAGAATATTATTTTATGAACCTGGTGTTTCCAAAGCCAAGCCTACTGCACTTGCAACTTCCAACACCGGCTCCCTTTGCTCACCGGCAAATGTCAAGTTGTAACCATTACGATCACCACCTGCAATCCCAGAAGTGCCGTCACCGGTAGTCAACCAAAGTCCTGCTTCACGGCCATACAATGTGTACCTTCCTGATAATTCCTTTGTAACAATCAGAACCCTTGCTTTTGCCAACACAAGTACAAGATTCCTTGTTGCTGCATCCCTTTTATTCAAAGGCATGGTGAACTCGTGATTGAAAAACAAAGTACCATTCTGTGTATTGCCTACAACATTATCACGACCTTCGGCTGTACTTTGTGGGATCTCAAATTTGTAAAACCTTTTTCCTGATGCTTTGGTTATGCCTGTTACCAATCCGCTCACTTCGGCAACAGAAGTCACATCATTGAAATCAATGATATAGACCTCCGTATTACCACCCGCTGCATCACGGCAATCAATCGCATAACCTCCACTTATTGCACAAGCCATAATAATTAGATTGTTGATTTGAACTTAACACACTCAGCAGTAAACGCAACGTTTACGCCCATTTTGAAAGCAGCCCTGAAACGACCTTCATTGTTATCCTCGCTGTACCACAGTTTGTAGTTAGCTTCTTCACCTTCAGCATCCACACCGATGGCAGCGATCGCCAGGCGGAAAGCGTACATATCACCTGTACCGTCAAGGCCATGAACAGCCTCCAAGCGGATACCTGTTCCCGGAACGGTCAACCCGCCGTAGTTTGATTTATCGTTGAAATCGTAATGAAACAGATTGGCCGCAACACCTGCATCAACATATAGATCGTATGTATCGTATCCGCAGAAAATAACCGTATCTGTACGACCTTTCAAAGCCGCGGGGATAGCGTTTTTAACCGCTTTTACTGCTGTGATTATATTTGCAGAAGTAAGGCCGGTAATTACGCCGATGCCTGTAAATCCGTTTACGTTTGCATCAACCGGTGAACCTGCATCAATCAGTTTGATAAGGCCGTCAAACTTATTCAGGTTTGCATCTGAACTGTTTGTATCACCCTGCCACAATGCTTTTTCAAGCTGGCTTGCAATCCTTTCATTTTTACGATTGGTGTACGCTTCTTCCCATGCAGCAGGTTCGAAACTTTCATAAGTTGAACCGGCACGCATTGCCTCCTGAATGAATGAAGTTTCCAAAGTCTTAGGGCAAAGAGCCTCTTCAACTTTGATTTTACCAACAGTTACGGTACGCTGTGTAAAGGTGGTTGTGCCTGACGGATCCCAACCACAGGCATCAGTTTGAAAAAATGCATCGGTGTCCATTAACGGAATAGCCTCTGCACTTTTTACCTTTGTTAACACAATACCGCTACGGGCAATCAATTCCTGTGTTTTAGCACCGAAGATTGCCGATGTAAGTAACGGCTCAACCGATTGCCTTGTGTACGCTCCAATTCCTGATAATGTAAATGCCATGTCTTATTTTTTAAATAGAATTTTTGAAATGTTATTGACGGTTTCGCTCACCGTTTTATCTTCAGTTTTGAAAATGTTTTTTTTGATCACCACCGGATCGGGTTCGGCTGTTGGCTGTGTTGCAAGCAGTTCAACCGCTTCAAGTACGCCCTGCATAACTTTCATTGTGTTTTCTTTTTGTTCTTTCATTGCAACTTCCATCCCTTCAATGGATGTTTTGTATGCTTCGATTGCATCATCGGCAGCAGTTTCCCTTATTTCATAACCCATGCAATTAAGCATCAGTCCTTTAACCATTGCTTCCAAAGCTGTGATCCTGTCCTCAATCGTTCCTACTGCAAAATTTTGCTTTACAACTTCCTGCATCTGTGCAACGGTCATCGGTGCAGGTAAAACAGGGGCAGCAGGGGCAACGGCTTTTACTTCTGAAATCACACCTCCTTCGGCAACAACCAACACAGTACCATCCTGTAATGTGTGTTCGCCAGCAGGGGCAACACTTTCAGCACCGGTCATGTCTTTAATCTTCACTATTCCACCGGCTTCCAATTTATCAATAGTAACTTTTGTTGTACCGTCTTGCAAAGTATATTCAGTTCCCATCGCAACCGGAGCAACCGGAGCAACCGGAGCAACCGGAGCAACCGGAGCAGCCGGAGCAGGTGCCATAAGAGTGTTGAAAAACTCTTTAACCTGATTTAAAATGTCTTTTGGATTCTTTTCCATACAATAGATTATACGATTATTTTAAGATTGCAAATTTTAAATCATTTCCATCAACCTTTTTAGCTGATTCAACACCTCCTGCTCCGATGGTTTTGGGATGTCATAAATGAACAAACCTTCAACGGAAAATCCTTTGAACTCACCGGACTTCACCTTTTGCCACGTTTCGTCATTTTCAATAAACATTGATCCAAACCATGATCCATCCGGTGCATCTTCATAGCCGGTCATTGGTTTTATTCCCCTTGTAGAATCGCTTATGAAACTTTCAAATAAAACTGCACCTGCCACCATTTTTGTAGGGTCGTGCATTTCGTTTACATTGGATTGATACTTTTTCTTTGCGTATTTGATAGCAATGTTCTTTATCGTCCCTGCATCAAAAACGATGTAATGGCTTCCAAATTCTGCATTTTCCCTGTAGATGGGTTTATCTGCAATCATGAGCGGACCTGACACAATGCGCTGCTCTTCACTTTCAATCTTGTAGTTTTGCTTATGCAGATTGAAATATTGAAAATCCTCCTGAATAGCAGGAAAATCAACAAGGGCAACCGCTGTTACCTCACTCATTTCATCCGCATTCGGGTCAATCACAAGTTTATAAACTGGTAAATCCATAAAATAATATACGTTTAAAATTTAGCTGCAAATTTTAGTTGATACGTGCCGCCCGGTTAAGACGCCTTATTCGTTCCTGATTTCCGCTTACATCCGTTTCAAGTACATACGCCCTGGCCGCTACGTTACCGATGGCGTTAATCGATTGTTGGTTTAAACTTGTGGTCGTTGCCTGTGGAGCAAATGAACTGATTGAAGGGGCGGAAGGAACAGAACCGCCACCACCTCCACCCGGTACTTTTGTTTTGGCAATTTCCCTTACCTGCTTCAGACCTGTCGCAATTACAGCGGCAACGCTTAACACCCTTGCCACCTGTGCAGCCGGACCGAATGCGCCGTAATTAGCCTTTAACGCTTCAGATGCACCCTGATAAGTATTAATTGTTGCAGATGCAATCGCCAACGCTTTACCGGCTGCTGTTTGTTTTCCGAGCAGATTTGCAAAAGTTTCTGTTGTGTTGGCGACAAGATTTAAAGTTTGAATCTTTGCTTCTGCCGCTGCTTTATCATCAGATATTTGTTGGTCTCTTAATTCTTTTTCCTTATTCGCCCTGTCAATAGAAATTTGTAACCGTGCATTTGATTGAGCCTGTTCAACGTCTAATTGTAATTGGTCATATTCCTTCGCATTTTTTAATCCTTCCTCAAGTGCATCTGCATCAGCATCAACTTTTTGTTGAACCAATGAAATGCTAAATTTTTTTTGTTCTTCCTCTCTTTTTTTCTTTTCCTCATCTAATTTTTTTTGAGCATTATCTCTGTCCTCTTTTTCCTTCTTTGCTGCATTATCTCTGATTTCTTTTAGCTTAATTTGATTGTTAAGTTCAGCTAACTGACCCTCTTCATTTATTTTATTTGCAGCCTTAATAGCATCATCTGCCTTGTCCTCATCAATAGTTCTTACACTATTGTAGTAATCATTTAAAGACCTTATTCTTTTCCTTTGATATTCCTGCTGAATTTCAAATATTTCTTGATCAGTTTTGCCGGCAAGTTTAGCCCTCGCAATTTCAAATTTTTCCTCTCTATTTATTTTATCAGTAATCCGGTTTAATTGATCATCAGCATTTTTAACAGAAAGGTCATTAAGCCTTTTTTGAGATTCAGCAGCAGCATCCGAAGCACTTGTAAATTCATTAAAAGCCTGAACGGCCTCGCCAACCAAAAGAATAAGCACACCTATTCCAGTTGCTGCAATAGCACCCTTTAAAACTTTGAATGATGTCGATGTAGTATTTACAGACTGACCAAACAACTTCATTACAAATGCCGCCCCTTTCGTTGCAACCTCATTTGCTTTTATAAAAATCGTATTGTTTTTTACAACAGCCGTTAAATTCACAAAAGAATCCTTTGCCGCAACCAATCCATTCACACCCTGACTTAAAGCCATTACTGCGTTTAACTTTACAAGCGTTTTATTTAGTTCCTCACTTTCAGAACCGAATAAAGACTGTACACCCTGTAATGCCTGGAATCCACTAACAGCCCCCTGTATCGCACCGCCTAAAGCATTGAAAGGCGCATCCGGTGAAAAGGAATCTGATAATGCCTTTGCATCACCAATGGCATCTTTCAAGTTTGCAACTTTCTTTGCTGCTTCGGTAGCCTCTTT